CCAAGGCGCACGTGCGGCTCGATCACGACGTCGAGGACGTCGACCTGATGGGCAAGATTTCCGGCGCTTCCATCATGGTCATCCACTACCTCAAGACCGGCGCCAATTCGTTCATCGACGAGAACGGCGACCTGATCGAAGGCGCCGAAGTCCCGGCCGACGTGCAATGCGCAACTGCGGTGCTGGTCGGCATGCTCTTCGCCGACCGGGACGGGACCATGCGGGAGTCGTGGCCGCAAGGCTACCTGCCGTTCCAGGTGACGGCGCAGATCTACATGCGCCGCGATCCGGCCTTCGCATGAGCGCCAAGGTCTTCAACGCCGGCCGGCTGCGCCATCGGGTGACGATCGAGGCGCCAACCGAGGTGCAGGATCCGGAGACGGGCGCAATTACCGTCGTCTGGGCGCCGCTATGGTCGAACGTGGCCGTCGAGATCGCCCCGCGCTCGGGCCGGGAGTTTCTCGCCGCACAGCAACTGCAGGCCGAGGTCAATACGCTCATCACGCTGCGCTGGCGGGCCGGGCTCACGGCGAAGCACCGGATCGTCCACGGCGAGACGATCTACAACCCGGCGGCGATCCTCACCGATCCGGATTCCGGCATCGAGTACCTCGTCGCGGCCTGCAGCACCGGGACGAATGAGGGTTGACCGTGGACGTGTCCTGGCAACTCCACGGGGCCGACGAAATCCAGAAGCGCCTGAAGACGCTCGGCGATGAGAAACGGGTGCGCAAGGTTGCCCGGGCCGCCGCCCGCAAGGGCATGAACATCGTCCGCGACGACGTCCGCCGCCGCGCGAAGGCGCTCGACGATCCGGAATCGGCCGCGGTGATCGCCAAGAACGTCGCCACGCAGGAAAGCGCCCGCGCAGGACGGCGCATGGGCGCCGTGGTGATGCGCGTCGGAATCCGGGGTGGCGCGACTACCCGTTCGCCCGGTCAAGGCGTGGCGAGCCTCTCCGGCGGCGATACGCGGCACTGGCGTTACATCGAGTTCGGCACCGAGTCGATCGCGGCGCAGCCGTTCATGCGCCCGGCGCTCGCCAGCAATGCCGAGCGGGTCGCCGCGGCCGTCATGGCCGAGCTCGACAAGCAATTGACGAAGACGGACGCCTGATGTTCCCGCCGGTCTTCTCGGTCTGTGCCGCCGATCCTGCCGTGCAGGCGATCTTTGCGGACGAGTCGGGCCGGATCCGGCTCTATCCGTTCGGCGAGGCGCCGCAGCACGATCCGCACGTCTACGCGGTGTGGCAGACCGTGTACGGATCGCCCGAGAACAGCCTCTCGTGTCCGCCGGATCTCGATCAGTACGGCGTCCAGGTCGACGTCTATGGCCGCACGGTCGACGACGTCCGCGCCGGTGCACAGGCGCTGCGCGATGCGATCGAGACGGCGGCCTATGTGGTTTCGTGGAATGGGGAATCGCGCGACCCGACGACGCGCGCCTTCCGCGTCAGCTTTACGTCGGACTGGCACTCACCCAGGGCGTGAGCTTTCAGGAGAAAGAGCAATGGCCGTAGTGACCCGCGGAACGCAGCTTTACTACATGACCCCACCGACGACGGTCACGGCGCTCGCCTGCCCGACGTCGATCACCGGCCTCGACGCGCCGCGCGAACAGATCGAGACGACCTGTCTCGAGGACACCGCGCGCAGCTACGAGGCGGGACTCGCCACACCCGGCGCCGCAAGCGTCACGGTGCAGTTCGACCCGGCCGAGCCGTCGCACATCGATCTGTATGACATGTGGGTCAATGGCGACCCACCCGGCAAGTGGGCGATCGGCTGGTCGGACGGCACGGCGCCGCCGACGGCCACGGCCGGCGAGTGGGACTTCCCGACCACGCGCACCTACACGGAATTCGAGGCGACGATCAATTCCGTCCCGATGGATTTCCAACTCAATGCGGTCGTGACGTCCACGGTGCCGATGCAGATTTCGGGGCTGCCGACGCTGCATCCGAAATCGACGTAAGGGGGTCGCATGAGTGGGGATCTGACGCTCGATCGCATCCGGGCGATCGGCGGGATTGTCACCGCGAAAACGGAACGCCGCGACATCACCTGGACCGGCACCGATCCGGCGACGGGCGAGCGCACCGAGTACACGCACACCGTCGAAGTCCGCCGCATGGCCTTCGGCTGGATCGACCGCGTGACGCGCGAGGTGCGGGCGACGGCGACCAACGGCCACGACGAGGCCCGCAGCATCGGCGCGATGATGATCGCCGGCGGGATCCTCTTCGGCGGCGAGTCGCTTGCCTACGAGGACGCGCTGCAACTCGCGCCGTCGCTGGCGAATGAACTGCTGGTCGCCTTCTACGACGTCAACGGCATAAAAGCGCCAGCCGAGGAGTCCGACCCAAAAAACTGAGCGGCGCCGACGCGTTCTGGTGCGAGCTCGTGTTGCACGGAATCGGCGGCGCCACGATCGAAGAAGCGCAGGAGCGACTGACGTATGCAGAGGCGCGGACCTGGTCGCGATACATGGGGGAGCACGGCTCGCTCGATGTCGGCCGGCGGCTCGACCGGCGACTCGAGTGCGGGTTCGCGGCGCTCGCGGCGCTCATCGTCAACCGCAGCGGCGGCGACAAGGGGCGCCCGGTGACGGCGCGGGAGTTCATGGACGTCAAGCCGGCCGAGGAAGAACTGACGCCTGAAACCTTCATGCGGATCGCGAGGACGGGACACTGATGGCGAGCTCACGCAGTCTCGGGACGCTGACCCTCGACCTGATCCTCAAGCTCGGGGGGTTCAAGGCCGGCGCCGATGCGGCGGCGCGCGAGTCGGCCAAGCTCTCCAAGCGCATGCAGGCGGACGCCGCGGCCATCAGCAGCGCCTTCACGAAACTTGGCGCGACGTTGGGAATCGGGATTGGTGTCACGCAGTTAGTCCAGGGACTGACTCAGGCCGCATCCGCCGCGATCGAATACGGCGACGAGATCCTGAAAGCCTCGGTCAAGACGGGAATCACCGTCGAAGCCTTCTCTGAGCTCGCCTACGCCGCGAAGCAGAACGACATCGAGATCGACTCGCTGTCGACCGCATTCAAGAAAATGCAGGTCACGCTGTCGGAAGCGGCGAGCGGTTCCAAGGCGGCGGCGGCGGCGCTCGCGGGCTTGGGACTCACCGCGGCGCAACTGAAGCGCCTCGCGCCGGAGGAACAATTCCTCACTCTCGGCGAGCGCATCAGCGCATTGGAAGACCCGGCTGACCGGGCACGCTATGCGGTGGAACTGTTCGGCAAGGCCGGCGCCGACCTCCTGCCGTTGTTCGAGGAAGGTGCGGCCGGCGTGCGCAAGCTCATGGAAGAGGCCGGCACGCTCACGACCGAGCAGGCCAAGGCGCTCGCCGAGGCCGACGACGCGACCAAGCGCCTCAATCAATCGTGGGATGAACTCTCGCGCACGCTGACGGCCAAGGTCGCGCCGGGCTTCACTGCCGTCATGGACGCGATGACGAACATTCTCAGGGAGGAGCCGAAAGTCGTCACGATGGGGCAGGCGTGGGATGCGTTCCTTGCTGCGTTCAAAAAGCATGGGATCGGCACTCAGGCGACCGACATCCTGCGCGAGATGAAAGCCATCGAGGAGGCGGCGAACCGCGTCACGAGGCAACGATTCTCGACCGGCTTGGGTGTCGCTCCGGGGGGCCATAGCCGGACACCGTTTGTGCCTGGGCCTGCACCCGCGAAGACCGCAGCAAAATCGACCGACGACTTCCTCGCGAGCATGGGATTGAGCGAGGTCGCGATCACGGTGTCGCGGATCACCGTCTCGGCCACGGAAGAGCTCTACCGGGAGATGGATGCGGCGACGCAGACGGCGACGGAGAAGGCACTCGCCGAGTGGACGGAGTTCGATTCGCAGATCAACGAACTGCTGCGCGTCGGACGCATCTCGCAGGACCAGGCGAACGAGCGCATTGCCGAGAATGCCAAGCAGTACCTCGAGGAAGTGCAGATCACGGCGCAGAAGATCCTGCCGCCGGAGGTGCGCACGGAGCTCGACGTCTTCTGGGAAGAGGCGATGCGCAATACGCAGAACCTCATCGCCGATACGCTGATCAGCGGCTTTGACGACGGTGTGGACGGGATGCTGCGCAGTTTCGCGCAGATGCTCGCGCAGATGGCCGCGCAGGCCATCGCTGCGGACATTGCCGGGGCGATCTTCGGATCCGGAAAGAGCGGCGGCAGCAGCGCCGCCGGCTGGTTCGACATCGCGAAATCATGGTTTTCCGGG